CCATCATTTTTTGCACTGTGTTCGACGGTCTTATCATACCACCACACGGTGCCCTCGGGCATGTTAATCTCCTCGTCGCCGATTTTTGAGACGGCTTTATCATTCGTCTCAATCGGATAGTGAAAACGCTCGGTCTGTTCAGCATACTGGCCTTCGTCTCTGTGCGACTTAATCGAACCTCCAGCACGAAGATCGACGATCAAAACTCTCGCAAGAGGCATACCAACAACGTGTTGAAGAGCGGTCAAAACGGCGTCGAACCTTCGATCAAGCTGCAAAGCTGGCCAATTCACCACGCGCGTGTCATTTTGCGCATCTCTCAGTGATTTGAAGGGCCACGGCGGAGCTCGCAAATATATGGACTTCGTGTCCACATGAGGAGACCCTTCGTGGTTTTCCCGAATGTCGACCAATCCGAACTCATCAAAATGTTCACGAACGAGAGTTTTGGCGACGTCCAAAATCTCGCCGCCCAAGTCGGCCAGCTTGATGTGATGATTTGTCATAGCGTAAACCCGCTCATCGTCACGTTGACTTGGTTTGCTGTATCGGCAAGAGCAAAGATGGCGTCACCCCCATTCAGGATCATGTTGGCCAATTCGACAGCCACGTAGGCTTGCCCGGGAGACAGTCGAAAAGAACTGATGACCCTGTTGCCAATGGCCGCTGAACCGAGGTTCGGAACTCTATGAACGGTGATGGTTCTGGGCGACGTATCGGTGTTTGTAAAGACGGCTCTTTTGATCAAGGTTTGACCTTGAACGGGCGTCGTATAAATGGCGGCAGCTGTAGATCCAAGTTGGGTCGATGCCGTCAAAGCTGCGGGTACGATTGCCATGTTTACTATCCTCCTTAAGGGACGCCAAAACCAAAAACTGGAATTCCGGCCGACGCGATTGAAACATCTGTCAAACTTGACGACGTCAAGTCCGGCATATTGTTTGCATACGCGTCAGTGAAAGATTGACCAGAAATTTGATTGGTTGCGCCATTGTTGACAGAATTAGCATCAGACGATCCACCAACTCTCGACGACATGAGGGCAGACGTTCCGACTATGTTTGTGCAAACTGGGAGGGTGCCTGTAAATTTCACCCCGACCCAATACCAACCTCTTCTTAGGGTGGTTGCAGTAATCGAAAAGGCCTTCATCCCCGTGGTGGCCGTGGACACTCCAGCATTGTCAACGACGATCGGAGTCCCCGTCGGTTTGCCGTTTCTGTTGGACCAAATTCCAGCCTTCGCCGAACTGCCGGCCCCAGCCGTCACCACTCTTAGGAAAAGCGACGAGATTTGGACGTCTTCGGCAATGAAAAACGGATATAGGTAAATGGTATCAACTGCGCCAATCGCGCCAGTCGCTCCAACGTTCCCGTCCCATATCGAGTAAAATCTTCCAGGAACGTAGCCAGGATGGTTGGCAAATTGGACAGACTCACTACCATCTTCCAAGATCATGGCTAGAGCTTTCAGATTAGCCTCGTCTAGAGAGGCATCATCTGACTCTGCAACCATTGAAAAAGATTGTAAAGCAACCTCGTCCAAAAGAAGATGACTTTCATCGCCGGCCATCGCTTCGGACTTCAAAGATACCTGATCTAAATCGACAGAACCTTCATCGTCAGAAAGAACTATTCCATTCAGAAGAGTTTCAGGAAAGAGGTCAGGCTGGTCTTCTCCATCATACACCGTGGAACTGACTTGAAACTCATTGATGTTGGAGCCTTCTGCTGAACCCGTTCTGTTCCACAGCGACACAAAGAACTGCAACCACGGTTGAGACAACATCCCAGTCCGAGGGTCTACAACGGGCATATTGTGGAAGGGGAAGCCCTGTGGGTTTATGCTGCCGCTCATGTGTCGCACACCGTATAATCAACGTAGGCTCCATTGAGGGCGGTGCGATACGGTTGAGACCACGAGAGTTCAAACACTCGATCTCTGGCCTGACCCAATCGTCTCCACTGGACGGACGTGAGAAACTGACCTGTCAAACCTACCGTCTGTTGAACTGGCGTGCCGAAGGTTTGACCCCTTGTGTCACTCCACCTCAGGGAAACAACTGGAGAAGTCAGACCGACAAGCGCCGTGCCGACTTCCATATCGGCAACAAATTGGTTGTAGATCACTCTTTTGGCTTCGGCCCCCAAATGTGGAAATGAACGCAGCCTCAAAATAGCGCTACCGTCGTCGGTATACGTTTGGTCGTTCATTTCATACAGTCGGCCGTTTTGAAAATCGCCCACGACGTGCTTATTGTAGGCATATGAATAGCAATTCGATCTATGCCTGTGGAGAACACCAAAGTTGTCCATCCAAGCTCTTTCGTGCCAGAGGTTTTCAAGACCGTCATAGACCCAAGTCTTGTTGGCCGTTGGAAAGATCAAAACATAGAAGGAGTGACCGGAACTCTGATAAGTGTATCCAATTGCGTCGTCAACTTCAGCGTAGGTTGCCCACTCAGCTTCCAAGGCGTAAGTTGAAATCTTCATCGGTTCGTAACCGGCGGTTCTGACTGCGACTGCCCTGCCTCTATCATTTTTGCTCAACCATATCAGGGAAACGCCATCAATTGCCACCGAATGTGGGGCGCACACCCCGTGTTCAACAAACGTGCCTGGCAAAGATTGGAACGGAAAATTTTGGTTGCCGGCGTTATACCACACCTCAGAAGTTTTTTCCCCGAGGAGCCAGAGTTCCCGGTGCTTGACTGCAACTGCTTTCAACACGTCGGGTGCGGCCGTTTTTTGGGCAAAATACAAAGCATTGAAAATTGTGGTGTCGGACTCCGTCGAGTAGAATTGCTTAGTATTGGGGCGGTTGAACAAAAGAAAGGTGTCCAAATAGGCGACAGTCGTCGCCCCGTAAAAGGCGGGACTTGTAATTTGAGAAAATGCATTTGAGTTAATGTCGACAAGATAGCCGTGTATTGACCCGTCCACAATTACCATGAACGCCGAGTTGTCACGCATTTTTACCGGGGTCGTCCCGTTAAGAATTGCGAGTGTTCCAATTTCAGTCATGACCCAAGAACTGTTCACAAAGTAGACTTTGTGTCCCACAACGGCATAAAGCTTCCCGTTGGAAGCTGTATATAGTCCACGAACTGGGGCAGAATTTGGAGCTGTGGCCAATGCGACAAGCCCAGGAGTAGTGTAGTGCGTGAACTCGGCGGCAGCGTCTTCGGGGTTCTTTTCCGGAAACAGGTTCACGCAACGCTGAGCATTTGCAATAAGGCTTCTCGCCGTATATGCTCCGCCTTTAAGAGGGATCTTCATGTGGCCGTTCCCCCATCAGTAAACATCATCGGAGATGATATTATACAACCCTATCCGACCGAGTTCCGGGGCAATCTGCAATCTTTTAATCTGGGCATTCGCACTGCGAATGACGTTGAGAGCGTCTGCAGCAAAACCAGCAACGACATCAACTTGAGGGGTTGGCAGCCCGTAGGCTGCCCTCAACCTGATTGCCAAATTGTAATGAAGTGCCGCCATATATTCTGGAGGCAGAATGATGTTCTGAGATGTTGACGTGAATTCTGGAAGTTGCTCTTTGACAATGAGGTGGAGTTCTTGGCCTATCGTAGGGGACGGATACGGCCACACCTTTCCAACTGGATACGCGCTGTCATAGAAAATGTGACTGGTTGTGCCCGACATTCCCTTCTGCCTAAAGAGCGCGTAATCTTCCCTGCTGTCAATGATCTGGAGAGTGACGTCAGTGGCGTTCGGCGGAACGTCGCCTGGCGCAAGAGCGGGAACTGCCGGAGTGAACGACATTGCCGGAGCAGTCGTGTAAATCACCTGAATGGCGTCGCCCTGGGTTACAGCAATTGGAGAAGTGGCTACTTGCCACGACGGATTGCCGTTGATGTATGAGACGAACAATCCCGTCACTGTTCCTCCGCCGACCAGGACGTTCCCATTCGACGGCGCTATAAAAACGAATGGTGAGCCCGTAGGCACTATGCTTTGGGGAGGGTTGGTCAGAATGGACGGGCCGAAATTAAAGCGCACGTATGCGGCATGCAGTTTGTCGGGCCGGCTAGCAAGGTTGAAGTCACCACCCGGCCCCACAGTATAGGATTGGGCGCCGGTGCTGACTTTTGCAACGTCAACAAGGTGCCAAATCAACCAACGCTTGCGAGCCCACGTCGACACCATCCAATTGAGTCGTTGGAATGAGTCGTTCACATCCTCAGTCAGAGGAGTCTGTCCGATACCAATGGCTCCTGCGTCTTTCAACGCAAGTTGGATGATGTCAAGTGGTGTAGGCATGGAGCCTTACTCTTCTTCGGCTGCTTGTCTACGAGAACGTCTGGTCGAACCGCGGCGACGACCCTGACCCTGACGCTGGTCGGCACCACCTTCTTCCACATCAACGGTGTGCACCGCAGCTTCTCCAGCCGATTTGCCGGTTACAATCAGCTCTTCGTCGTGGTTTTGAACGACGACCCGCTCTCCGGCCTCATTTGTCACCCACTTCGGATATTCCTGAAATTGATATTCAGGAAACTTCATGTTGGCGAAAATTATCGATCCAGCTTGTTGTGACATACTCGCACTCCTCAGACTAGGGTTTCAGAAAAGAGCGGGGAAGAATTCCCCGCCCTGTAGAAAGGCCGACAATCTTACAGAATGTCAGCCACCACGCACGCCCACTCCGGACGAACCCAGAGATAGCCGTACAGGATATCGAGACGCGTGATGAACTGGTCATTGCCGACATTGTAGGCAGTGACCATACGCATTGACACGCCATCGAAGCTTTCACGAGCAGCTTCGTGAACACCCCTCGGCAGTTCCAAATCAGCGCTGGCCATGGTTACCGCTTCAGGGCAATAGACAAACGATTTCCGGTACGTGACGTTTGCATTGGAAACCTGGTTCACTGCGGCGCCATTGGCAGGAGACGCTGTGACGGTTTGAAACTGCACAGGGTTGCCGAGGACCGCTGGAACAAGGGCGGGATAGACTGGAATGGACGTTGCACCGGCAGGAACGTTGGCGGTCACGGCAAACTGGCGCAGCTGGCCGGTGGACTGCTTCGTGATCCTGTTGACGGCAAAGACGCCAGGGATTGTGATGATGTCACCAGCAAGTAGAGTGCCCGGAAGGGCGTTGACGACAAGATTTTGACCAGTTTGACCGGCGCCGTTGATGGTGGCACCGGCACCCAGGCTGCCAGTCGTATGCTTGATGACGGTCTGGTCCTTCATCCAATCAAAGCCGAGAGCCTGTTGCATCTGGCCGGTGGAGTATTGACGGCTGATTGCACCGGACGGATTGAAAAGACCGGCCAATGAAGCAAGCACACGGGCTTCAGTGAACGGGTCGTTGATCACCTTTCTGCTGCCGACTGGAGCAGAATTGATGTCGAGAAGAGCGCCAGCATTCAAGAAGGTGGAGGCGATCGGGGTCAAGATGTTGTTGGAACCGTCCACATTGGCGACAAAGTTGCAAATGCCGCCTTCAACGCCGCCCATCACGTCAGCGGCAACGGCGCCGGCAACGTTGTTC